GCTAACAGTTGGTTATCCCTACTGACTGATAGATCGTACTGGCACAAGGGTAAAAGCTACCGCTACAACTGTGGGCAGCCTATGGGCACACTATCATCGTGGGCAGCGTTCGCGCTGTCTCACCATGTAGTGGTCCAAATAGCGGCTCACAGGGTAGGATTAGAGGGCCTATTCAAAGACTACTGCCTCCTGGGCGATGACATTGTTATCGCCCATGAGGACGTGGCCCTTGAATACCTGGACCTTATGTCCTGGTTTGGAGTTGAAATTAATCAATCCAAATCAGTTGTAGGAGCGGGCATTGCTGAGTTTGCAAAACGCCACTTCTACCATGGTCATGAGGTTTCAGGGATCCCCGGTCGGCTGTTGTCCCTTGTTGGCCTGCATCTGTCCGGACTCCGAGTCTGGATAGATGTAATGCTAACAAGAGGATGGCAGTTTGATCTGGCTTCGGTCCTTTCGTCTTATCTCTCTTATACAACATTGGGGTTGTATGAGAGAGTGTGGCGTTACCTCTTGATCTCTATTGCTGGTCCTTCAGCTCCGTTCTCACGCCAAGCGCTGTGGGGCGGGGTTGGATGGTCAGCCATGGATGACTTTATAAGGGTCATCCTTCTGGGCTCACCCAACCTTAGTCCGGCTACCACCGCTTCAGGCTCAAACAACTTAGTTGTTTGGGATGGAGTGTTGTTCCAAGAGATCGAGCGAGTCTTCGAGATTCGTAGAATTCGAAGGGCTCGCGCGTCCTGGGATAAATGGCGAGAGGCTTTGCTTACCACAGTTGATTCCCTTCTGAAAGGGTGGATCATCTCTGGTCAGCAAACGCCGCTGGAGGCCAATTCTGTGTCAGAGGACGACTTAAGGTTCAGTCGTGCTTTGATAGAGAACGGGCATCCAGCAATGTCTGTGATGTTATGTGATGACACCGAGGGGGTGTCAGACATGGACATCACCGACCTTTCTCGCCCTGTGGTCCCGTCCGACAGGCCGGTGACGGCAGTGTTAGGTGTGGCCCCCAGCGGAGATATGAAATTACTCATCCAAGCTGCAGAAGCAACTAAGATGGGTCAGGACATACTCCGTTGCGTGGGCACCACCGTACCACTGTCGGTGGAATGGAACGAACCCGGTGCTCGTGAGGCCATCTCAGATGGTCTACTATTGGAAGTAGCCCAAGACTGTGAGGCTGTACGAGTTGAAGGGTTTGTTCCTCCACCTCCCGAGCGGCGTCGTAAGGGACGACGGACGCGAAGGTAACGTGGAGGACAACCGGAACTTCCCTCAGCACACAGCAGAGTGCCGAAGAGTCCGATCTTCCCCAGCGCTTAGTTAGTCGTTCTCACTTTACTATTGTCTTAATAGTGGTGATTAGGAAAACCTAAGGTTGAGGAGGAGTCCCCCTTTCCCTCAGGCAAATATCGCGATCACATACACGGCCTTGCCATGTGGTCTACATATATAGCTCTGTACCCGTTTGATGGTGG